CTTCGTAATGTAATATTTTTATATTACATTTAATCTTATCATTCAAAAATATATATATATCCACTTTTGTGTGTATATGTTTATTTTAAAAACTCACGATTGATTTTACCAGATTACTGGTTTTGCGTGAGCGTGTTTATCGTCGTTATTCGATATTGGTTGTATGTGTGTTTACGAGCACTCACATACTTTCAAGTCTGTTTGAGTAAACTCCTATGAAGCTTCTGGCTGAGGACGATACTTTAGGATAAATTGACTTAGTTCGGTTTACGTTTGATTTTTTCCACACAAATCTTTCATTAGTTTGTTCATTACCTTAAGTGAACTATGTTTATTGACTTTTTCTAAGTAAAAGTCTACTTTTTATATATCCCATGTTCTTCGATTCCCTTGCCTTCCCTTGGAACGGATTTCCTAGCCTTAATTTGTTAGGAGATAGTGTAGTTATTTGACGTTATGTTACATGTTATGGAATTTTCCATGTTCGTATGCTTAAGTATGCGCATCATTTTGATGGCTTTTCATATTTTCGCATTTTTGACCGCCGTCTTATATTCTACTTGGCACAACCTTTTTCCTTTAAGAAATAGAAGAAGTTCATGAATATATTGAAACAGAGACTGTAAGCTCTGTGAGTTGGAGCGACACCAACACCCCCCATAGTGGTTCTACTATTGACGACTCGAAAGAGAGTGACTTCCAGAAAGTTGGATCGGATTTTTATCGATACATTGACAATATACCTTTCGATAATGACTCTTTTTCGTATGAGTACTTGTATCGTAAGCTTGTTAGTGATTATTGCTTTAAGTTCTTCCCTATTGGCCAACGCTTTATTAGAAATGACAATTACTTCTCAATTCTCGTTGAAGATGTCGATTATTGGTCAAATAGTGTAGAGATTTCTTATTGTAATATGCCTTCTGGGCCTTTTCTGTCAGCCTTACAGTATGACATTGCTAAGGAAGCTATATTTGAATTATTCGAACATGATAGAGCTCTCATTAAGCTTAAATCGCATGGTAAAACTCTTTTATTTCCATATAATTTGAGTGATAATTGTATTCTCGATAATTTGAAAGTATATCGCCCTGGTGAACGTAATCGTATGAAGAAAAAGCAAGTTCAGCCGCGTTCGCAGCGTATACCTAAGAAGAGATCTTGTCTTTATCCAAGACGTAGATTACCTTCCAAGACAAAGCCTGCACATATTATTAATAACTTATCTTATATTCCACAGTCAACGACGAGTTTACCTGCTGATATTTTGACCCAAATGGACCATATTGCTCCATTTGCATTATTATTGTACGATTTATATAACTCGTCCGATTCCACTTCCAGACTTGTGGCTTTTACTAGATTTGTTAGGGATATCATTCATACTTATCCCACTTTTAAAGACTATGTGAATAGTATAATAGAATCTAATGCCGAACAAATCGCTAGCGCATTGACTCAGATTTCATTTGATACCTCTAGTGTAATCAATACACAAACTATTTCTACGACTTTTATGACTACCGCTCTCAATTTGACTATGAATTCGTATAGTTCTTTTATTTACTTAGGAACCCTTTGTTGTTCGTTACTTCATTCCGTATATAGTGGGTTCACTCCTGATCTTGTTGAGGTCTCAAAATATGCGGCATCAGTTGCGTCCGCGTCTAGTGGTTTTGCAACTACTTATTCTATGGTTTGTTCTGCTTTGGATAAGATATATTCTTACATTCGCCAATTATACACTGGCCAAGTTGATAGTGATATATTTAAAAAATGTTACTTACTTTCTGAAGCTATTTTAACTTCAATACCTCCTCAAAGTTTAATTGATTATAAGAGTATTGGTATTTATGGCAAGATGGCAGAGGATTATTTAAAATTATATAAAGTTGTTATGTCAAACAAATCATCTGTCACTGCTAAAACTGGCTTTATGAATGTGGATTTCTTTTTAATGTCTAAGATTACAACTATTGAAAAACGTCATATTAATGTTATGGAGCGTATTAATGATTTTAATAATCTATTAGCTAGCTCTCGACTTAGGGCAGCGCCTTATTCTATTTCTCTGTTTGGCGGATCCTCTATTGGTAAGACTTCCGCCTGTGCGCATTTGCTACACTATTTAAATATAGTAGCGGACCTGCCCACTGATCCGGAATTTCATTATACCTTTGCGCCTGGGCATAAATATATGGATGGTCTAGCACCATGGAAGACTGCGTGTATCCTTGATGATGTTGCTGCCGTTCGTAGAGATTTTATGGCTGAGGGTGACCCTATGGTTATAGATATATTACGAATGGTAAATAATGCTCCCTTTATGACTAATCAGGCCGAAATATCAGCGAAAAATTCTACTCCCTTTATGGCCCAAATTTTGATTGCGACTACAAATGTGAAATCTTTATCGGCAGAGACATATATGGTATGGGCCGCGACTGTTCTAAGAAGAATGTTGCGTCATGTAACACTTATTCCCGTTGGAATTTATGACGATCATGGTAAACTGAATGTTGCAGCCGCCCAAGCTTGGTCTAGCGATCCTAGTAATTCTGGTGCATTTCCCCCATTTTGGTCATGGACGATCGAGGAGTATGCTGTCACTAACTCTTCCAATTCGATTAGTGGACAATTTCGTGTAATAAACTTTATTGATTCTATCACTGGCACCACTATTCCTCTTAGGGATGTTTCAGCCGATATTGCATTATCTTTCCTTCGTGAAGATATTTTGAAACATAGGTTGGGACAATTAGAAGCTATAAAGCCTGTTAAATTGACTATGTGTGATGTATGTAATAATCCGTGTAATCTATGTCGGTGCAATATTTCACATGCGTTAGTTAATAATCAGAGTTTATCTACATCTTTTTCTCCACTGATTTTCATCATTTATGGAATGCTGTGTCATTTATTATGTATGATTGTTATTATTATGTGGGATAGGTTGAATATGGCAATGATGATCTCTAATTTTTCGAAGATTGATTTCCTATCTAATAAATATGTACGAAAAGTGCATGATGTACATTGTTATGCGGTTACATCATATATTCGTCTTTTTTATTTCTTAGTTTGGATCTATTATCGCGCTTTAGGGCTCATCGTTTTTGCCCGAGCATACGCATTACACAGCGTTCAGAGAGTCATTATTGCAATATTTTGGAGAATATTTCGCAGGAAATTTTCTAACACTGTTCTTATAAAGGTTACCGCAAGTCTTGCAGTTTTGGGTTTATCTTTTTCATTATTAAAACATTTCTTTAAAACTGCTGAAGAGGTTAAAGTCATTTCCCAAGGTCTAACATCATCTAGCACTTTGGGTAAAGCAACTCGTATGGATCCTTTAACTAACCGCGTTATGTGGAATCAAAACCAAGCTCCGCAACCTTTTAATGCTACAAATTCATACAAACCCCAAGGTTCTGGATTGTATCGATCTGAAGTTGGGCATGCCAACTTTCGAAAGCAGCTGAGCGAAAGTGTTGGACGCATTTTTATTAAAAAATGTGATTCTCCTCCGAATAAGCATTGTAGTGGAAATGTCACAAGTATTGGTAATGGGAGAATGATATCTAATGCTCACACTTTTTCTGAATTTGGACGCAGTGGGATCGTTGATATTTGTATCATTTTTTCTGACCGTTTGGATGCTACCGGTGAATTTGTTCCTTTTATTAAAAATTCAGAAATTCGTCCACTTCGGAGTTATAATGGTAAGTTGGATCTTTCAAAGATATCGTTCGATGATATTATGGATATAAGTGCTTTCTACATACCGCAGCATTTTCGTGGTATATATGATTTGATTTCTGAGAATCTATCTTTTTCTAATTCTGATGTTTCATATATTACTAGGGAAATTGACGGTCGTGTTAATATTAAAGATCCAATTAATTCCCGTGTTGCTATTAATATTGATCTTGGTGAATTAGGTGGCACTAGACGTATTGTTCCTAAAGTCATTCTTGTTGAAAATATAGAACCCACTAAGCCTGGTGATTCGGGTTCGGTTATTTATGTTCATACAGGAGACAAAAATAGGGGCAAGTGGGGTGATGTCGCTATTGTGGGTATTTTACTTGGTACTCTCAGAGGGAATGACACCACATCAATGTTCGTGTGTTTTGACAAACCCTATATCAATACACTTTTTTCTAAATGCGAAAACTTAGATAAACGTGATCCAGCGATATCACCACTGTTGTATCAATCTCTTTCAGAGTCGAGATTGGTGTCTGATAGTGGTTATCCTATCGAAGATTTTGAGATACATCCAACACATTTTAAGAGTTGTGTGTCAAATTTATTGGAGCCTGATAATCCGTCGTTATGTGTTTTTGGTGGTTTTCGAGATAACTTCATTAGTCCTACAAAAACTAATTACGATCTTACTAATTTTTCTCCATTCTTAGACAATCAATTGCCACATGATGTATTGGGTGATTTGAAGAATAAGTACTTACCCACTCAGGTTCCCAAATCCAATATTAGTATAGTACATCATCGAGCTATCGCCACTATGTTATCCCACTTTGGAGAAGGTGTTCCCCCAGATATTTTGAACAAAGCGAGTTCTTCATATATCGGTGAGGTTATTGGTACTATTCCTAAGACCGAGAATTTTTGCTTTTTTAAGACGTACTCCATCATGGATGCTGTTAATGGAGTCCCTGGTCATTTTCCCGCGTTAAACTTTAATACTGGAGGAGGATTTGGGTATTCTGGCAAGAAGAGTCAATTTTTTACCACTGTCGTTGCAAGCGAAAATGATTCTTATGGGTACGAATGCGGAGTTATATATCGGGTTCCTTGTAAGAAGTTATTGGATGATATTGAAAAGTATGATAAGTGTTTGCGAGATGGTGTTGATCCCTGCCCAATATTCACCTCGCATGTTAAAGATGAAATTAGGTCCGCAGATAAGGTTCGCGATAATAAAATACGTGTGATGAATGGTTCTCCGTTACCTTATACTATACTTATGCGGCGTTATTTAATGGGTATGATATCATTTTTTCTCAAATATCAACTTGAAACGGAATGTGCAGTCGGAATGAACTGTGAGTCTTCGCAATGGCATGATTGTGCGTCCCATTTACAAGAATACGGAGATATGCTCCGCTTTTTAGATGGTGATTATGTGGATTTTGATAAGAATCAAAAAAGTGGTGTCTCTGTTGCAGCGGGGCACTGTATGTATGCTTTTGTTTTACATGCACATTCAGTTAATGGTCTGTGGGATCGATCAGAACTTCGTGCTGCACGTGTGTTGTGTTCATCTTTATGTTTTCCTTTTGTTGACTTTTTTGGTAGTCTTATTAGGGTTAGTGGAACGAATCCTAGTGGCCATTCTTTAACCACTCAGAAAAATTGTATTGTTAACAGTTTATATACGCGATGTGTTTTTTATACTATTAGGCCCTCTTCCTTATATTCTAATTTTAAAGATTATATTAGACAGGTTAACTATGGAGACGATGTTGTTATGGGTGTGAAATCAATTTGCACTTGGTTTAATCATCGGAGTATTAGAGATACATTGTTAATGTGGCAAATACCTTATACTCGTGCTGACAAGAGTGAAATTACTGATGATTTAATATACACTCCCTTTAATGAGCTCCAGTTTCTGAAAAGGAAATGGGTAATGTGTCCTGAAATTAAGAAATATTTGGCACCTATTGACCCTCAGAGCGTTGTTCGGGGTCTGCACTATTATGAGAGAGGTTCATTAAGTTGTTCTCAACATCATGCTGTTATTATATTTGCTATGTCCCAACTTGCTTTATCGTATGGGCGTAATGGATACAATTCTGTAGTTCAATTGTTGACAGTGATTCGTGATCGTGAGTATTCTTTGGGGAATATAGACATGGCTAATGTTTCTTTTTTGACTTACGATGATTTTATTGTAAGGTTTAATGAGAACTCCAAAACATATATACCAACACATTTAGAAGGGTCTTTTAACGAGTATGGAAATGAATAGATAACTTAACTTCGACTTTTTAAATGTTTATGTTTTTTCGGGTATTTTACCCACCTTTATATAGGCTTTAACACTATCCTTGGCATGCACATTCGTCAAAAGTATTGTTTGTATTATACAGTTACTTAGTATTCTATACCGATTATGGATATGAGAGGGTATTATGCAGCGCGGCTTAGTTGCTATTTATGTTTTGCGCACATATCGGGACCATCCAACTCAAATAGGTCATAGAGATTGGATATATTGACCTGCCGAAAATCAAAATATAATTTCTTTTGTTGACTCGCAAGAGGGCGAGTCAACTTCCATTGGAACTACGGTTCCAGTGACCACATCGACTGATCCAACAGCTAACTTTAACGATTGGTTCTCCCGTCCGATAAGGACGCGAGTTTATACATGGACAGAGAATGGGACGTTATCACAGACGTTCAACCCTTGGTATGATTACTTTAGTAATGCGGAGGTTTACGCTAAACTGAAGGGTTTTTCTCGTTTAAATTGTAAGTTACATGTTAAATTGGTCGTTAATTCCTCTCCATTTCTGTATTCCTTAGGCATTATGTCATATCGTCCTTTGGCTGGTGGGACAACATCTATAGGTGTTACTCCAGCTTTTTCTGGAGGTAATTGTGATTTTGCTGCTAATACAGATCAATCACTGATGGTCAAAACACAGTATCCCCATGTGTTTTTTAAACCTCAAAAGTCTGAAGGGTGTGAGATGGAGCTTCCTTTCATATATCCTTCACCTTGGTTAAACCTTAAAGATTCAAATCTTGATAGTTTGAAGGTTATGGGTAATATATATTTAGAGCAATTTCAGCCACTTTATAATTCTTCTGGAACTGCGATAGCATCTCCCATTAATATCTCCATATATGTGTGGGCTTCGGATGTGAAGCTATCTGGTGCTTCCTTGTGTTTACAAGCGGCTACTAATGATGAATATTCCGATCGTCCCGTGAGTACTATTTCATCCTCTGTTGCTGCTGCCGCTGGAGCTTTATCAACAATCCCAATTATTGGCCCATATATGAGAGCCACATCAATGGTAGCGACGGCAATATCGAAAGTTGCACATTGGTTTGGGTTTACTAATCCTCCAGTTATTGAACCCGTGCGTGCTATTATTAATAAACCATGTATCAATATTGCTTCTCCGGAAATACCTACTCAGATTGAAAAAATTTCAATGGATCCGAAGAATGAGCTATCTATAGATCCAGCGCTTGTTGGTTGCCAATCGGAAGATCAAATGCACTTTAAGAGTATTCAAGACAGGAATGTTTACTTTAATAAGTGCACTTGGCTCCCATCTGATACGTATGACACAGCACTATTTTCTGCCTTGGTTTCTCCTGTCAATTATTTCAATACATTAGGCACATCCGCATCTACCATAACGCGTTATATTACTACACAAATGACGCCTGGTGCTATGATTGCGCAAAATTTTGAATACTGGAGAGGTGATATTAAGTATACTTTTAAAATTGCTGCGTCTGCTTTTCATCGTGGTAGAGTACGCATATTATACGATCCTAATGGTCCAAGTGCTGTTTCACCATATTCGGTTCCGCGAGTCCACCAAGCAATTTGGGATATATCAGAATCTGATACATTTGAGTTTGTTGTGCCGTTTATGGCTCCCACTGCATGGTTAGAGTGTGATACTCTACCGTGTACTGGTTCTTCAACTCAAACAACTTCGACAGCGAGGTCTGCTGCACCAGTTATGGCATATTCTTCAAAGTTTAACAATGGGTATATCCAACTTTCAGTTTTGAATGAGTTAACGTCTGCTGCTGGTGGAACTGTTACTATTTCAGCTTTTATTAATACTGCCAACGTAGAGTTTGCTTCTCCCAAGTGCATGACAGTGCCAACAATGAATGGCGAGATGTTGCTTTATGTCCCTCAGAGTGCATCGACGACCATTCCATCAACGCACGATGATATGACTTATAACACAATGGGCGAGAGTGTATGTAGTGTCCGATCTATTATTCATCGAGCACAATTTTGGGATGAAGTATGTCCACAGCTTATTCCTGCTGCTACGCGAGAGACAATAGGCTACGAGGTTTTTTATAATACTGTTGGTATTCGGAAAGCGTTACTGAAATGGCTTTTCCCTAGACTACCCCTACCTCGTCATTACGGGTCTTTAGGTCTTGGCCCGTCTACCGTCCCATTAGACGGTTCCTTTCCATGGAGTGCATTTTCTAATAACCTTAACCATCCTGTTTATATTGGATCCAATTCAAAATCTCTGCCTTTGACGTTATTTTCGTCATGTTATGTTGGATGGCGAGGTTCTGTTGTATGGCGTGCCTTTGCTACGAATTATGGTAATGACAGTGTTCATGCTAAAATTATGTCTACAGTGTTACAACCAGATCATCAAAATTGGGCTGATCTTAAGCCTTCCGCCACAGATTATTCTGATTTGAGATCCAATAGTAATATCTGTATGTCGCATGGATTAATGGTAGCATGGGATAAACATAATCAACCTACTAGTGGTGCGGAGCTGTTTAAGGCGTTTCAGATGAATAGCTCTGTTATGGGAAATGCTTACACAGGATTTTATGGTGCTGTTCGTAATGAGACGGTTTATAATCCCGGAACCGAAGCTATATTTCCCCATTATTCTCCTATATTTATGTACCCTTCAAATATGCTTGCATATCAAAATTATTTAGCTGGGCCATCTGCATCTATTGAGCACGACACTTTAGAAAATTATGGTTTGGCTGTTAATTCTTCTGATACTGTTTCTTTGCAACAGACTGTTATCCCAGGTGCCGAAGGTGCTTTGACTGGCACTCCGGGTAATTTTCTTGATGCTAGCATTGGCGCGACATCGTTGTATGCTGCCGCTGGACCTGATTTCTCTATGTTTCAATTTCTGGCGGTGCCTACAATGTATCGTGCATTGTCGGTTATTATTAAAATAACTCCATATATTGCTCCAGAGCTGCCCTAATCCTTAAAACTCAGAACAGAGCAT